TACTACAGAGCTCAATATTATAGCTCTAATCCTTCACGCTAGAGCTTATATATCATCAGCTGCTCCTGCTCCGGAAGTATCTGTCTCAACATCCGTATCAATATCTACTTCTGTTGCGTCACCAGCTTCTGCAGCTGGACCGCCACCAAACTCTGGTATACTTCCATCCCCAGCAACTCCGCCACCTTCACCTCCAACCGCAGCTTCAGCACCTCCAACCGCAGCAGCCATCTGCTCCTTCCAAAGCGGACCCCCAGCTTGAATTTGACCTAGCTCCCATTGCATTTCTGCATCCTTACGTAGAAACTCCCTATTAGCGAGAATGTCTCTATCCTTCCAACCAAGATATTTCTTCTGAGCATATGTCACAGATATAAATTCATTACTAGCTAGAGAGTTAAAGTTAGCAGCTTTAAGCTCAAGCTTCTGACTTTGACGCATCTCAAAGTAATTAGACGGTACGTTGAATATAATATCTAAATTGGTCTCTGCTAGGTTATATTCTTCCCACAACCCGCGAAGTTTAAGATGAGTAGTAAATCCTTTCTTAATTGCTGCAGCAAATTTCTGTTGCTGTCGAATAACAAACTTTGCAAACTTAAGCTCTTCACGTAAAATAGATGCTGGCTCTACAGTACGATCTTCCGGATCGATACGTGTAGTTGGTACTTTAAGAGCTCTATATAGCTTCTTAATAAAGTACATTAAGTCAGCTAGTTCACCAAGGTTAGCACCTCCAGGAAGCTGAGTAACAGAAGTACCTTCAGAGCCTTGACGCTTAGCAAACCAGAATGCATCAAGCATTGATTGTGGGTTAAATTTATTAACTACATTATCTGATCATTATCAAAGGTCTTACGAGCCCAATAGTTCTGAATAAGCTTACGTAGATATGCTTCAGCCTTTGGTGGAGCCATATTACCAACATCAACGTTAAATACGAGACGTTCTGGAGCTCTTACTAATCGATAGATAACAATAGCATCTTCAATAAGAGAAAGCTGACGATAAGGACGACGAGCATTCTCAAGGAAAGGAATAACATAATCTTTTGTATCATTATAAACTCCGGAATTAACATAAACCAATTGGTTCTGCTCCATTGGAATCATTTCTGTCTTCTCAACTTTATCTGGCTGTGTAGGGCTAAAGATTGGCTTCTTATAGATATAGCCCTTGACTAACATGTTCTGAATATTATTATAAACTGGCTCAACAATTTCAGCAGGAATATTAATTAAGCCAAGAACACCTTCTTTAACATAATCATCATGTAAAATCATCTCGAAGAATACTTCACCTTCAACGAGTAGTTGCCTAAAGTATTGCCAACCTTTATGTTTAAGTTCGAAATAATCGATAAATTTAGAAAACTCTTCATCAATATCCTTCTTTTCATCAACTGTTAGATCGATATTTTCATAGTTAATAGTAGCTACTCTACCATTTTCATCTACATTAATAAATTCATCACAAATCTCATCAAGTGCATCAGCTACTTCTGAATACGCTGACATTATACGATAATCTCTCAATCTTCCACCTTTATCAGCGTCGAGATTAGCATACATTACATCAGCAAAGGAACTATCTTTACCAAAATCCCCTATTGGAATATTATTGTACGGGTTAGACGAAGTGACAGATGACTTAACTAAAGCTTCTGCTCTCTGAGTACCATTCTTTGCAAAGTATTTGTATTTATTATTGAGCGCGTCATCTTCAGTTTGAGCATATGGCAGCCTGTTCTGAATATATTGAACCAAGTTTCTACCGAAAGAAGAAGCTTTACCGTCACCTTGATTTTGATTTGGAGAATTAGAAGCCATCGTATATATTTAATTAGATATGAAGTAGAATCCAGAGATATTAGCTGATGTAGTAAATCCTGCTGGGTTTTTAATAATAAGATCAAATCTACTATTTGACCCTGAAAGATATGGGAATGTAATATTCATTACATCGTTAGTAATTACATTCCATGCTGAATTAGGTAGTATAAATCCTGAGAGTAATCCAGTGTATAGTGTACTAATACCAGTGAAGCTTGTAAATAAACTAGTATCATTTGAGCTAAGCATAATAAACTCTGTCTCGTTATAATTACCACCTAAAAAAGTATATGAATACGCTTCTAAATCTGAAGCGGTCTTAGCTATAGTTACTGGATCACCGTTAGTTTCTATAACGTTAGTACCAGAAGTATTAAAATATATGTTAGTTAACTCTGGTATACCGGAAAGATTTATTGTTTCAGTTTCTGCAACACTCGATAAATTAGTAAAGAAGTTATCATAATCAAGAGACGATAAAGGTTGTTGAAAGTTGAACCTACTATCTACATTGACAAAATTTTGCTCAATAAAGTATATTGGGCTTGAGATTTCATTCTTATTCCTAAATAACCAACCTTTAATTGTAAAAGAAGTATCACCAACAACTCTAAACTTTTCACTATATGTAGTTTCAGTAGGATTATTTAAGGTAATATTTTGATCCCATAAAACTTCCGTTCGTATTTCCACCGGTGCTCCAGATAACGATGTAGGTTCCTCCCATGCGAGAACTATATACGGGTTAGTGTAGGGGACAAAGTTAGATACTATCTGCTCCATGTCTTGCATATACCGACACATTATGGACATATTAACTTGCAAATTAACCGGTACAGGAGTTCTAATTGCCGTGGCAGTATTACTACTTTGATAGTTTTCAAAGTTATTCAACTTATTAAAGACTCTATCATTATCATATGATATAGATGCTAAATCAATTGAAACTACTGGTAGTGTTAAATTTTGAGCTTTATTAACTATATCATACATGATACGTTGCTTAGGGGCAAAAACATACCTTACTTCGACATTTTGTCGCGCATTACCATTTTTATCATAACGTTTGATAACAGTATCATCAAACGCAGCAGTAAACTGAGTAAGTAAATTTTTTATCTCAAAATTGTACGTATAATTCTTCAAAGCTACTATTATTTAATTAAACAAACCTGTCTACAAAGTATTTTGGTAGCTTATGCTTAGACTTTAGTATGGCATTTACAATAGTACCGTCGAGAATATACGTAATACATTCATCTTTTTTCGATCTCACACCTCTACCACATGATTGAATTAAGGAACATAACATTTTATTCTGATACCAATCGAAATCATTTTTCATCATTCGTTCAATACGAACATCTTTAGTAGGTAAGAAGGGAGCTTTAACAATTATTTGGAACTTTGCAAGATCACCCTTTAAATCCACTCCATATGACATTGAAGGTGATACTAATACAGTAGGATCTGGATCTGTCATATGAGCTTCTAGAATCTCTTCATTTCTAACACCCGGTTCACGATATAAAAATCTACTATCATGTAAAATATTTGATATTTTAAGCGTTATTGAGTTATTCTGAGAGTGAATAATACCTTTATCATCTCTATGATGTGCGCATATTTCACCAATCTGCTTAATAATTCTCGGTAAATACTTATCCATTGTGTGATAGTTAAGTTTATACTTCGGATTACATATGATAGGAGCTTTTTTAGGATCAAAACTCGACTCAGCTTCAACGTATTTATAATCTGTAATACCAAGACTCTTACAGAAATTATCTGGATCAATAATAGTAGCAGACATAAGTATAACTTTATCAGCATACTCAAATAATCTATGTGCAAGTTTATCAACCTTTAAAGGCATAAACGTAATTGACTGCTTATCTTTCTCAAAGACATATTCTGACTCATCCCAGGAGTCGATAACTAATTCTACCTTACTATGAATATTAATTAATCGTGTCATCATTGAAGTAAGATCTTGAATAGCTTTCTGATTCTTACTCTTCTTGTTAGCAATAATATCCTTTAGGTCTTCAATCTTATCAGTAATATCAACAGCAACACCACTTAACCATTTAACGGCAGAGTTACTACTCATATATGGTTTAATATTAACATCTAATCTACTCAAAAAGATATAGTCAATTACACAAGTAAATTCCTTTACAAGTTGATCTTCAAGTTCAGATGCCTCGTCACATATTAGAAACTGCCTTTTCTTAAGATGGTCAGGTAAAGCAAAGAACATATTATAGTTCAGAGTATTAAACTTCGATACTAAAGTTTTATTCCGCTGCTCATAGTATGGACACTTACACTCAGCCCAGCATTGACGTTTAAGGCTTGGCGCATGCAAGCATGGTGCAATATCTACCGGATACCGATCATCAATAGCACATTGATAGTTAGACTTACCCTTTAATACCTCTACATCATCAAACAATTCTTTATATTGATCTTGTAGTGCTTTTGTTATGGTTAACGCTGTTGTCCCAAACGCTCTCTCGTTATCACAATCTTCTGCATAACTATACCCATTAGAAGAACGCTTATATGCTAAGTAGCTAGTAACAATATCTCTGAACTCCTTACTACTGCTATCTGATGCGTTACCTAGAGTCTTAGATACAAATGACTTACCAGAGCCTGTCGGTGCATTACAAATAACAAACTTATGCCCATTATCAAAAGCATCATCTATATTCTTAAGAAGTTTTACTTGCGAAGGATTAGGATCATAACCTTCAGGAAATTTTTGCAGTAGTTTAGATATCACTAAACTAATTGTAGTCTATAAACTCGATTAATCAACGTCTCTAAGCGGTAGAATATAAACTAATTCATCATACAATTTAGATTTTTTTGTTGAATCGAGCAACTTAACTTGTAGGTCTAAATCTTGTATATTTAAAAATAGGTTAGTCTTATAGTTAAGTGTAGTTACATTACCCTTTTTACTAATACCGTAAGGGTAAGGCACTTCGTATATACGAGTACGCTCTCCATCTTCTAGAGTCAATCTTGCATAATGCTGCTTAACTTGAAATATTTTAAGTTTACCTTTTCGAATAATTTTCTTATCTGTCTTAATCGCTATGTTTCTAGCAAATAAGGTTTAATATATTCAGAAAAATTTTCAAGTGAAGTAGTCATGAGTTTATATAACCAGCTTTCTGTTCAGCTGACATTGGGTAAATGTTTTCGTTAAAGTAAGGCCAGAACTCCGAAGCTGGAATCTCTTTAATTAGATCAACTTGATTGCAGTTAATTGTTCTATAATTTTGAATTAATATATCCCATACTACTAATAGGTTATCTGCTGCTTCATTAATTTTTTTTGGACCTTTAGGTGGTCTATAATTTAATGTCGTCCTACCATTTACGGAGTTTAGAATATCATACGACTTCGTACAAAGCATACGTCTTGTAGCACCATCACCTGATCTAGGATCACGTCTTACAAATCGGACATCGCATACATTATTTAAAAGTATGCTGTCCAAAGCTGACCTTTGAACAATCACTCTTTAAGCGTGCAAATACCAAACAAGCGATCCTCATTTAAGAAGATACCTTTTTTAAGTTTCTTACCATTTATATCTAGATTAGAAATACTAACTCCTAGATTGTTAGGGAAGATAACAACATCACCTACCTTAGCATACTCAACTTTTGGACCTGTAAGAATAACTCTTGCTTTACGCCAAGCTTTTGTTACAGCATTTGTTGGTACAAATATACCATTACGTTGAATTTCTCCTTCATCATTTTCATCAACATATTCTACAAGTAGAATATCATCAAAGATAAAATTTAATTCAAAGTCATCTGTAAGACCAATATCACCTTCACTATGTGTAGAGAGGTCAATTAGATGTTTCTGAGAAGGTAGACGGTCAATACTTTCATGTGCAGGCATATAGATATTTAGCTAGTGTTTTAAAATAATCAACTTACATTTCCATATAAGATTTTAACTCTCTTACCGAAATATGCTTATTCTTTGCAATAAGTTCTAGATGCTCAACTTCTTCTGTCTTATCTTTCTTCTTTTTCTTTATGTAATTAATACGTTTAAATTGAAGTCTAGGTATTACGTTATAATAGAGTCGATACGTTCTTTGCTTATCATCAAATATACTACAGTACTTATTAAGGATATTGTTTGTAAAAGATACAGTATCTTTACTATACATTGAGAGCCATCTATTAAGTAAGAAAGGTACAAAAGCATGCTCACCTTCTGAGTCTATATAATCTGGCTGCTTTCTCTTATCAGAGAAGAATAATTTATTTTGTAATTGAAAGAAGTTCATAGTTTAGAGCAAATATAATCAGCAACAGCTTTAACACTATAACGTGTATTATAATCACTATCCTGCTGATCTTTAACCAATTGTAACATATCGATATCAGAAAGCAAATCTACAATTACGTTACCTGCATCATTTGCCCAATCATCCACCTGCACAATATAATTATCTTTATATATTTCATTTTGAGGTAATCTAGGAGATACGACAACTGTACCACTACGTAAGCCTTCGTAATGCCGGAAGGTTTCCATACTTACATTACCTGCTGGACAAATAACTATCTTTGAGTTGTGTAAACGCTCTGAGTATTTAGCTGGATTATATCCCATATTAAATCCTTTTGTAATATTAATATCCAACTTAAGATGTTTATGTGTTTTCTTAATTTCTAGATCAGTAAAGAACTTAATTATAGGATCCATATAATCTACTCGATTTTGTGATGCCATATGACCGGAGAAAAATACATCAACAGGTCGTTCTTTAATAGGTCTATTTTTTAGCTTACTATGCTTTTTATTATAACCTAATGGTAGAGGAAAAACATTAATCTCTTCTTGTTCTGGTAGTAAGTATGATTTGAATACTAGAACATCATCTCGATTTTTCCATTCATCAAGAATGCAATCAGTCATGTATTCATCATGTACCGCTAGTATAACATTACGGGTCGTCTCACTAAGTACAACTTCATCTCTACGATCCCACTCCGGGGTTACGCTTACAATATGAAGAGTTAGAGTATCAACCTTATCTGTGAGATGTTTGATAATACCTTGCAAGTAGTTCCACTCACAAACGTTATCTTCTACACCGTAATATTTAACAATCATTATACAACAATCTTTGTAGTAGCTACAAATTGATCCTTTACTTCTTCATTAAAATAATCAATAACCTCTTGCATAAATTCTTGAGCTTCTTCATCAGATAATTCAGATGAGAAAGCAAAACCAGGAGCTTTGTGACCTGCGTAAATATTAATTGCCGTATGACCAACAGCAACATTTTCTAAACTATAGGTAATTGAAACACTCACTTTACCTTCTTTACGTGCTTCTCCATCAGAGCCTACAAAAACCTTTTGCACCATAAGATCATCACCATCCATTTCAATAGGTGCATCAATT